GGCTATTGATTTCTGGGCTGCTTGGAACCCCATGCCTTTCGGCATTACTTTTCACCAAGAGTAGTTGGATTATTGACCGCAGGGGCAGGGATGCCGTACGGGTTAATAGTTCCAAAGTTGTCGTCTGCGTTGACGGTCTTAGTCCCACATCCACATGATGTGCACATAATTATTTGCCCTTCTTCTTCATGAGCATTGACATGCCCTTCTTAACTTCCTTCTTAACCTGAGCCTTTGATTCGCCCTTTTTAAGTTCTAACTTCTTCTGCGCCTTTGGTTCAGTTTTTTCGTACGCTGCGTACGCTGCTGCCTTTGACGGCTTTTTTGCTGCTGCCATTTGTTATTCCCCTTTGTGTGATTACCTTGACATCTCCACCCACACTTATGCAGTAGTCGGCAGAAATCTTGATTGCTCTACGAGCAGCAAACTCTGCTGCCTTCATAGAGTTCTTACTGAAACCAGTGGCTAATGCACCTAGTGCAAGTGAGCCACCGCTACCTACGGCATACAATCCACGGTCATCTTTAGACCATAGGTAGTCTTGGTCAACTTCATAAATGATTCCGTTTAAACAGATAAGAGCATCAAAGCCAGCATCTTTATCTGTTGTGTCTGGCAAGTAGCCATTGTCTTTCATTGTTTCACGCAGGGAAGGCAATACTTTTGTTTGCATGAATACATCTGTTGGTGTTGTCTTAACAACCTTAGGCGGTGTCCATAAAAAGTTTGCTATATTGCCAGCAACCGCATCGCCTGAAAAGGCAAATACATAATCACCTTTGCGTATTACTTTTTCTATACTCTTGGTATAGTAAGGCTTGTCGTCATAGGTAGTCATGGAATCTGCTGCTATTACTGCCCAGCCTTTTCCCTGAATACCTACAATGGCAGTCATGATTTAAACCCACCTGTGTTGGCATCATAGGCTTTACCAGCCTTATTTGATTTATCTACTGCATCTTGAATCTTTTTCATAGAAGTACCAGCAGGTTGAATACCTTGTCTGCGAGCATCTTTGTATGCTTTAAGTTCAGCATCCCACTTTTTGTTTGGCATACCTTTGTTGCCTGCTGCATCTCCAGTAGATAGTTGGAGTGTACGAGCCTTGCACCCAAAGCATGGGCAAAGTTCTGAATCAACATGGTCTGGGTTTTCTTTTATTAAACCAAAGTCTGACCATGGTTCCGTTGCGGTAGCATCGCATTTGCTGCAACCCCACAACTCAATTTTAAAAATCATTTGTCCGTCTACTAAATCGTAGCCGTCTTTTACTACTTTACCGATATGCCCATCAGTTAAGCAATCATAATTCTGTGATGTAATCCCCATAGTTACCCCCGATATTTGGGTCTGTCAAACGATTCTTTGTTTTTTCATCAATAATGTAATCGTGTCCACCTAAGTATACTTCTGTTGCTTCGGCGGTTTGAGTCTGAGCGGGGTAGCGGTACGAAGAATAAGTACCGTTTATCATCATTACTGTTACGCCACGAGCGATTGAATAACGCTCTAGTAGGCGGTGCCAACCCATAGGAGTTTCTTCAACTCGTGGTGTTCTAAATAAATACTCTGCCATTAGTTCTCCTTGGTTGGTGTAGAGAGAGGGCGAGCAAACTCGCCCCCTCAACTACAATTACTTTATGCAGAGATGGATGAACCAGACTCAATGCGATAAAGCGCTGCTTGACGGTAAAGGCTAAAGCCAAGTACGCCGTACCAACCGATTGGGCGGAAACGGAGCAACTTGTCAGTAACTGGTCCGATAACAACATTTGGTTCCTGTGCAACAGCCTCAGCAAGAGCCTGCTTACCAGCAACGATTGTGCGGTAGACGGCTGTTACTGGAGTTACTGTTACAACAGTTGATACTGTCACAGCAGCAGTGTTTGCTGTGTCTACAGTGATTGTTGTTGTTGAACCTGATGTAACCAAAGATGTAATCTTTGCACCAGATGCAATACCTGTACCTGAAATCTTATCTCCTGCTTCTGCAGTAGTAGCGATAACAGATGAAGAAGCCACACCAAATGTGTAGCCAGATGATGTTCCAGCAACAGTTACTGCTGTTGTAGCAAGTGCTGTTGCATCTGCACCATCTACGCCACGGTACATACGAGGTGTTTCAACAAAGAAAGCGCCTTCGTAAGTTCCGATGTTTCCAGCCCAGAAGTTACCTGTGCCAGTTTCAGCGTACTTGTGCATTTCTAGCCAACCAGTTGAACCAGTTTCTGCACGAAGGTCGTGTGAAACTTCTGGGTGGATACCTGTCCAGTAAAGTGAACCTTCACGAGGAACAGCCTTGTTTGAACGAAGTTTAGCAACTGCACGGCGGATGTTTGCAGCAGTGATTGTGTCAGTTGCTGTAATTGTCGCTGTTGATGTGCGTGCTGTTGATGATGCTGAGTAAATAACATTTGAACCTGAACGGAGAGTATCCATTGCTAGGCGGTCAAGTGAGTCAGCCATGTTGTAAGCGATGATGTCTGCTACTGCAGGGTCAACATCTGAGAGTGAGAATAGTTGCAACTTGCGTGTAACGAGTGAGGCATTGCCGTATTCGTTAAGTGTTACTGCAACTGTTGTTACATCTGACAGTGCTACTGCATCTGGGTCAGTTGTTTCTGCGAGCGTAGCCGTTGCTGGTGCCAAGTCGTTGTAAATTGAGAATACAACGCTTGAACCTGGCATTGCCTGTTGAGCAGGGCGCTTGTCTGCAACCGAACGAATCATTGGCTGAGAACGAAGTGCGAACTCTACATAGCGGTCATACGCGGTTTTGATTAACCCTGCGAGTGCAGAGGTATCTGTGTATGCCATAGTTCACCTCCTGGTGATTGGTAGTTTAAGTTATTGAACTGAAACACCGAGTAATGCGCTGAGTTCTGCTGCGTTTGAAGCATTAAGAATCTTTGCCATTGCATCTTCATCTACTCCTGGTGGAGTACCTGTTGATACAACTTCATTGATTCGCTTCTGCGCTTGCAGTGCAGGGTTCTGAGCCTGGCTCTCGCCTTTTTCTGACTCTTGCTGAACACCAAATACATCGCCATATTCATTAAGCCAGTTAGAAACTGCTTCCTCAGAGATTTCAATATCCTGAGGTATAAATGCTGCGACCTTTGGGTTGATACCCTTTGCTGTCAGTACATCCTTTACGGTGCGCTGACGAGTTTGATTCTTTAGAGTTGTTGCCTCTGCTTCAATTTCTTTCAAACGCTTTTCAAGCGTGCGATTTACTTTACGCAGTTGCTTAACGACATCCTGAGGCTCATTGTCCTCATCAAAGAAGTCATCGTCATCATAATTGGTAGCCATCTACCTATCTCCCTTTTGTTAGTTGTATTCGCAATCCACAAACATGATTCGGGGAAACCATGTTGGCTATTGCTACCAGACTGTTACGCCCCCCTGGGCTGGTCTATCAGGGTGGGGATTCTTATATGTTGCTTGTGTTGCTCTTAAGAGATGCAGCGCTTAATCCACTGCTACCGCTAAAGCGTGCAGTTTCACGGGCTGCTCTCCTCTGAGATGCAAGGATTGCTTGCTGGTCAGATTCAATGGTTGCTTTAAGTGCTTCTCTATCTGAGTAAGTTCCTTGCTCAAGGTAAGCAAGTCTGCGTTGTGTTTCCGCAAGTGTACCAGCCTTACCAATGGCAGTAGTCAAATCAGTCAAGTTCATGTTCTTGTAGACATCTTGTTCTGCAAGTCCTTGAGCCTCTGTGTTTGTAAATGTATTGAACCCTGCTGTCTTAGCAACACCAGCAATCTCTGCTGCTCGTGCCTGCTTAAGAAGCAATGGCGCAGCCAAGTCACCGTTGAGGAAGTGAGCAGTAATGTCACCTTCGCCAATGTTGTAAAACTCTTTAAGGGCTGAACGAATTTCAGGGTTAGTAGCCTTAGCCAAATCCTGTGCAGCCTGCGCTCTATCTTGTACTTCTTTTGGCGATACTTCGTTGCCAATAATTGAGCCAAGAGTTTCACGGTTGTCGTAAAAACCTACTGGCAAATCAAAAAACTTTAATGTTTCTACAATGGCATTTTCTGCCTTAATGTAAGCATCTTCTGTAATTGTGCGGTTCTTTGTACGAAGCGCAGCCATACCAGGAAAGCGTGCTTTGTATGCTGGTTGGTCATACAACTTAAGAAGCGTATCTTCTGTTGATACATCAGCAAGAATCTGAGAACTAATAAACTCTGAAAATGCTGGGTCATCAATACCATTGGCTTTAAAAGTAGCAATCAATTTATCAGAAGCCTTAACCTTCATGGCATAAGCATTATCTGCTGCTACTTTTGCTGCTTCATCTTGACCAGCCTTGAAAGCCTTATCAATGTCAGCCTGAGTAAAGCCACCAGAGAATCCTGTCGCACCTCCTGGCATAGTGCCAGTGACTCCTCCGCCATCTACCTGAGTAGGTGCTGGATTAGGTTGACCTTTGCCACCAGTTGCTGGTCCTTGGTCCGTGTTAGCACCTTCATTGCCAGGTGTTGGTGTAGGTGTAGGCGTTGGTGTAGGAGTTGGAGTAGGGGTAGGAGTTTCAGGTGTAGGTGTTGGTGTAGGAGTAGGGGTAGGTGTAGGAGTAGGGGTTTTTGCCGTAGGAGTAGTTGGCTTGATATTTACAAGCGTATTACTCCAAATCATATTACCGCCCTGATATTTAGGGTCGGTTTTAAACTTTGGGTTTAAATCTAAAAGCGCTTTAACTGTAGTGTCATTGGCTTTTGCAATAGCACTAAGAGTGTCACCAGGTTGTACACGGACAGCGGTATCGGGCTTTGCTTTATCTGGAACTGCCACTATGCCACCATCCCAAACTTCTGTAGAATTGAATATGCATACTTGTCGTATGTTTCATTAGCGTTCTTTGTGTACTGCCAACGCTCATCAGCCTTAATCATCTTGTCTGCTTCCCATAGTGGGCGAGCAACAATCTTGCTTGGGTCTTTAGGGTCAACAGATTGAAAAATCTTTCCATCTTTGAACAATGGGTCATCCCACTTAATGGTGTCAGGGTCAACCTCAAGTAAGTCTGCTGCCTTCTGACGGTAGTTAGATGTCAAGTCCCAAAGACTTACACCAGCGTTAATTTGGTCAGCAAATACGCCATACTTAGTAGCAGTGTTCTTGCGAATCTCAGCCTTAATATCATCAACAGATGAACGAACACGAACACCGTTTTTGTCTGTAAGACCCATAAGGCGTTGTGTGTAATTTGTCATGTCACCAGCAGATACAACAGTACCCATTGTGTTAGCAAAGTCAGCAATGTCACTTGCCTGTGCTGAGTACAAGCCACCTTTAATCTTTTTAACAATTTCAGTATTACTTGTAATAACGCCTTCAATTTGTGCAGGTGTCCAGTTATGAAGGTATGCGTTTTCACCTAAGGCTGCAAGGTAATTAGATACTGCTGGGTCAGTGGCATCTAAACCAAGTTCTGTAGCAGTTTTAGATACTGACTGACGATATTCATTAACACCTTCACGGTAAGCGTTTTCGCCACCCTTGATGCGGTCAATAAGTTTTTGAGCCACTGTTGGTCCGTTTAAACGGTACCACTCAGTGTCGTTAATCATTGTCGCAATAGTTGCAGCATCATATTTAAATGAGCCGTCAGGGTTTCTTACTTTCTGATATACAGCGTTAAGTTCAGGAATAGTTGTAAGCGCAGTAATAATCCATGTTGCCATTGGTGGCGCATCTTTAGTTGTATCTGCCATTATGCTTTAAGTCCTAACGCTTTAACTAGAGCATCGCCAAACACGCTTGCTGTTTGAAACTCTGCGTACCGTGGGTCTTGCTTTGCATAAGCCTCAACATCAGCAAGAACATCTGACTGCCCATAACCTGGAGTTGTTTTAACCCTAGTTGTATTCCCAGTAGTAGTGCGTACTGTTTTAGTTGGGTTTTTTGCTTCTTTCTTACGAACAATAGAAAGAATATCTTTGTACATTTTATCATCAACATTAGCCAAGCCAAGAGATTGAGCCAGTTGGCGCTTAGCCAAAGTTTTAACATCAGCCTCTGCAATAGGGCTTACATCAATAGTTGTAGAAGTTTGGCTTCCGCTACCGCTTAAACCTTTTTGCATATCAAGGAGTTGCCATGGGCTTAACTTATTACCAGCACGGCTGTATTCAAGTGACATCTTGCCGTAGGCTTCCCATGCAGCCTTGACTTTATCAATGCCAGCAGTTGGGTCAAGAACACCAGCGTTAACAAATCTTTGCTTTGTTGCTGCAAGTTCTGTTAAATTAGATGGAAACTTTTTGTTCCAATCTGCAAGGCTTACAATTTCAGATTTGGTAGTTGGGTAGACAATACCTTTTGGACCAATCTTTGTTCCACGGGTTTCTGTACCAGTAAATACACCAACATTACCAATACCAGTAAGACCAGCAGATGAAAGACCAAACTTAGCCATAAACGCTGGAAGGTTTCCTGTATTAAGGTTTAACTGTTGACCCGCTGGAGTGTTGATAATTTGGTTAACATCAATACCAGCAGCATCTGCAGCAGCAACAGCGTTAGCCATATCAATTTCTGCTTGTGACTGACCAGCAGTTTCCGTAGGTTTATCATTACCCATGGCGTTGGCAATAGAACCAGCAGCCTTGCTGCCAGCATAAAGTCCAACTGCACCAATAGCAGCCTTTTTCTTAAGACTCATTTTTGCAGCAGTTTTTACACCTTCAGTTGCAGCCTTCTTAGCAAAAATAGATTGACCAAACTTTAATAACGCCTTAGCAATTTGTGCGCCAGCCAACCCACTTTCAAGGACTTGGAAATCTTTAACAGCAGCCTTGATTTCAGCATCGGACTTATCAGGATGCATCTTCTTTAAGAAGTTATATTTTTCTTTATCTGTCATAGTCCTATCCCAAGGTTACAGGGTCATTTTGTAAGAATCGTTGGTAGAAAGCATCAAACTCTCCGCCTGATTCTTGTCGCAAGGTTGCAACTGTTTGCATCCAAAGCATGTTTAAGTCCTCATTGTCCTTAGCCTCAAGAGATGCAGCACCACCGCCTGCTTTTCTACTTGCTAATTCACGAGCAATCTGTGTACGAGTATTGTAATAGATTGCTAGTTGACTAACAATAGGTCGAGATGCATTGTCTTTTACCCATTGCGGGTCGGTAAGGATGGTCTTAATTGTTTGCATGCGGTAAATCCACTTGCCTTTATCTACACTGTAGAAGTCAGCAGCCCAGTCCTTATTGGTCTGTGCTAGTTGGCTAGTAAACATCTGCTTTGCAAGATTTAATTCTTCGGCACCAGACTCTGTATAAGACTGGAATCCTTGACTATAAAGTTGTGAGTCAAGGTAATCCATAGCCTTACGGTAATCAATCCAACCTGATTTCTTGTTAGCATCTATCTTAAGAAGCGCTGGATTACGAGTGCCACGGAAGTTATCTGTTGAGCCAGGCACTGGCGCATTTCTTTGCTGCCATTGATATACGGCATTGCTAAAGTCATACTTGCCAGTTGGGTCATTAACAACAAAACCAATCATCTCAGGAGTAGTTGTACCAATTTTTGAGATAAGAGCCTTGTACTTCTGAGTGTTGCTTTGAGCAGCCTGTGAAGCCTGAACTCCAGTGTTGTTCAAAGATGCAGAGATTGTAGCCTCTGCCATTTCTGGATACATCTGGAGGAACAAGGTGTCAGCCTGTGAACCATAGGTTTGCTGAATCTTGCGGTATTGCTGTGTGTACCAACTCAATGGTGAGTCGTACTGTGCAGCAAAAGGTAGCGCAAGGTTAGAAAGCATTTTGACCTTGTACATATCGTTAGTAAGTCTTTGAACTTCTTCAAATGTAGGCTCAGTTGTACGCTCGCCAAGTTTAAACTTAATTAGTTCATAACGATAAACAGTATTAAATGTTCTTGACCATGAACCATCACGAGTTGCTGACCATAGTTGTGTAGCCTTCTGCAAAGCAGGTGGCAACAATCCTTTAAGAGCATTGTCTTGTGGACCAAACGGAATAACTGGAGCAAGGATGCTTTCAAAATCTGGGCGCATCTTTTCTAGTTCGCCTGCAGGAATAGCCACGATTGGACCAAAGCCAGCAGTTGCTTCACCTTGGAACATAACATCTAATGAGCGAATTGGAATACTTATTTGACTTCCAGCACTACGAATAGCAGCAGCAAGTCCACCGCCACCAGGAATCTTCTCCATGGTTTTCATAAATGTTTCAGGCATTGGCAAAACAATTACATTGTCGTAACTAAATGTTGTTGCCACATTGCCATCTTTATCCATGACATTGTTCTGATTGCTAAGAGTTGCAGTAATCTGACCAGCCTTAGCCACGGCTACTGGATTATCCTTTGATAAGGTAGCCCAACGGCGAACAGTGTTTTCCCATGCACTAAAGAACGGCATGATGTAACGCATTTTTTCGCCTGCGTAAGATTTACGAACAATAGTAAAGAGTGTCTTGTTTACTTCTTTGCGAGTTGATTCAACAGCATCTTTACGAAGTGCATTGATTTCATCAAGCGTAAGTTCAGCCTTAGGGTCATTAAGTTGTGAACGCTTAAGTGACAAGGCAATGTTGCCACGCTGTTGCATTTCACTACGGTACACAGCACGAGCCAACGGATGACGAGCAAGTGTTGTTTCAGGCAGTGAGCCAAGGAAATAGAACGCCTTGTTTACAAAAGCCTGTGCACCTGCTCCTACACCACTGATTGGTGGGGCTGTAGGAACTGTGCTACCAACAATGTCTGGCATTGCAGGTGTATCAGCAAAGTGTGTACGAAGCCACATCTCATCAATCTGATTAGCACGGAACGCTTCTTGAATCTCAGAATCTGGAAGGTAGCGCTGGTATGCACTGTGTAAGTTACCTACAAAGTCCTCAGCATCTGTTCCAACATTAAGGCGCTCGCTGGCTACCTTAAATGCCTTGTCATCAATGTTCATCTTTTCTGCATAAGCAATACCCTTTGGGTCTTTGCGAATCCAGTTAACAACATACTCTGGAGTTCTGTTGTTTAAGAACATTTCAATAACTGGGTCAATTTTATTTTCCGTAGGTGAACGGAAGAAGTTATTGACAAAATTTGCATAACCATTAAAGTAGCGTGGGTCGCTTGCGCTTAAACGAGTTTCTTCCATGCTGCCATAGCGTGCTGCAAATAATTGTGACGGAGCATCAGCCATTAACTTGTAAGTGTCAGCGTTGTCAGTACGCTGTGCAAGAATTGAACCTAGTTCGCCTTCAAAGGCATCGCCATGTTCCATGATTGTGCCATCATAAAGTTTAGTTCTACGCACACCAGTGCCAAGCACTTTCTTTGGTGCGTTTAAACGAGTTTCTTCAACTACACGAGCATCAAGACGAGCAAGTAAGTTTTCATGGTTTGACCTAATAAGAGCATCTCTATCCGCTAATTCACGGACAAGATTTACTATGCCATCGGTTGGGTATTTACCGTTTCCGATACGGGTTGCGAGTTCGCTGAGGCTTGCTGCACGATTTGATTCGCTAAGTTCTGGGCGAACTCCTTGCGCTCCTCTGGTGACATCTGACCGAACGGCTTTTGTGCCTTGACCCAATGCAAACGCTTCGCTTGCTCCGACATCGCCTGTTCCCCCTGTATCAATTTCTTCAAAAGTGTCTAAATCAAAAATTTTCTTTTGATTTCTATTCTTGCCAATTTTAACAGCCTGTGCGCGGTCAGTAATTACATTTACTGGCTCAGCCCAGATATGCATAGTACCATCTTCGGCAGGAGCAACCCATGTTCCAAAGTGGTCAGCCTCTGAAAATTTACTAATAGTGTTTTCAATATGCTCTGCAAGATGCTGAGCCATTGCTTCTGGATTAGCCTTTGCAGCATCGAGGCTGTATTGGAAAGTGCCACCACGAACTGCTACAGCAACGCCACCTTGTGGCACATCACCAGTCATGAACTTAAATGTTCCGCCACCATTTTCAACGGTTGACTGAATCATTTGAAGAACTTTAGACTGGTTACTTGTTACAGCACGAGTATTACGAATAGCATCAAGTTGGCGCTTAGCAAGAATCTGTGCTGGTTTATTAGTTGCAGTTTCAATCATCTCAGGGTCAACTAAGACAGTTGCACGACCATTAGCCTTAACATCTGGAAGTGTTAATTTACCAACGCCGTTTGCACGCATCCAATCAAACAGTTCTTGTTCTTTGCCTTTCCAAGAATCTGGCTTACGAGCATCAATACCAAGAGCCTTAAGTTCTGGATAGTCGTTTAAACCTAATTTAACTCTTGTTCCTTGATTAGAACGAAGGTCTACTGATGCGCCAAACACTTTGGAGTGTAAAATTTGTCCTTGATTACCTGGCTTACGAACACGGAAAGTTCCTTCAACAAGCATCTTTTGAGAAACTGTATCTGGGTCAATAGAACGCCAAGTACCAGATGATGGGCTATAAAGTTCTACCTGATTGCCTTTGGCAATAGTGTTACGGAAACCATCACGCATATCTGCAGCGATTGTTTGCATAGCAAGTGATGGCTTACGAACGCCACCTTCTCTAAGAAGTTCGCCAGTTTCTGCACTACGCAAATTCTTTGGCATAGTGTAAGCACGACCAGTATTGCGCTTGTAAATTTCAGAGGCTGAAATAGTTGGCATGCCTGCATCTGCATAACGCTCTGCAATATCTGCCGAATAACTCATTGCCAATGGGCGCTTAGGATTTAAACCAGTAAGTCCAGTAGGTGAACCATGGTACATAAACTCGCCTGTGCGGTATGAGGAAACATCTAAGAACTCAAGCATTTGTTCTTCTGTTAGTTGACCTCGTTTAAACGCAATTTCAACAGCAGCCATGTGCTCGTCAATATCTTTGTTTAAGTTAGCAATCTGTGCACGGTCTTGCTGCAAACTTGCAAGTGACTGACGAAGTTTAATTGAATCTTCACGCAAACCTTTAGATACAAGAGTTCTATCAGTTAAACGGTCAATACCAACTAGGCGGTTTTCATACCAGTTCTTAACGCCTTCTCTGCTTAATTCAGCAGCAGCAACTAAGCCGTAACCTTTAGCAAGAATAGACATTGTTGCTTCTGAAATGTTACGAACTGTGTAACCAAGGCGTAGAAGTACAGAAGCCTTCCATACATCGTTAAGCAAACCAGCAATATATCTATCACGGTCTGGGTCAAGGATGCCATGGCTACCATCAATAGCCTTAATCAAACCACTGTTCTCTTTAAGAACACGAGCATAATTTTCTAGGTCAACCATTGGCAGTGCGTTAGCACCTTGGCGCTCTAAATAAGGAATCTTAAGGATGGTGTCATCATTAGTCATTAAGAACTTGCGGTCACGGATACTATCCATTGCAGTCTTACGGCGACCCTTGTACGCATCCCAAATATACTTTGCTGTTTCATCTGAAATGCCAAGTGACTGGTTGATTTGCTGGATAGCCATATCTTCAAAAGATGTTGCTACACGAGCACGAGCCTCAGGAATATCTCCTGCGGTAATAAAATCATCAAAGTGACGAGAGATAACTGGAGCAGCAGCATCATTGCCTACGATACGGCGAAGCATGCCACCAAAGGCTTTCATCTCATTAAATGAATCTGAATCATTGGCGTTAAAGTAACCAGCAGGGCGTTCGCCTGCCCAGCGTTCAGCAAAGTTAACTACTGCAACTACTGGATGGTACTTAGTTGGTTGGAAAATACCAAGTGTTGGGTAGGCTGTAGGTGATGGTGTTTCACCAAGAGCACGAGCAGTTTGGCGTTCAGCCTGACGAAGTGCGCTTCGTTGTGTTGCTGCATTACCAAATGTACGCTTAGTTAAATCTAATCCCTTTGTGTTTAAACCTGTTATGTATTGGATGTATGGGTCGTTCATTGCATTATCAACATGTGCTGCTGCTGCATCAAGAACATTTACATCATCAACAATTCCATTAGTTGGGATGTTATCCATAACTTGCTTATCAAGTTGAGATACTGGCTTTAACTTGTCCATGACAAAAGCCATATCTTTACGCTTTGCAACTAGACGAGCCATAGCCTCTGTGTCTTTAGTTGCTGTAGCAAGCAATACATCGGCTACATCATCTGTAGTCTTTGCTTCACCAAGCAAATAAGAAAGAGTGTCGGCATCGTTAGATGCAGCAACCATAGGGTGGTTACGAATTGCTAACTTATCGTTTTTAGCAAACCAATCCATGGTGTTGTAAAGCCCACCATTTGCATCACGACCCTCATTGATTCTTGTAGCAAGGGTTTGTGGCGAAAGAATAGTTACATTGCGTGTACTACGAGGAATTAAAAAGTCTTTTGCTAGTTGTGCAGCACCCGCATCAGTAGCACCTAGTGGCTGTAAAACCATAGCCTTACGAGCAAGCGCTAAACCTTTACCAATTTTACCAAGTGGGTCGGTTACTGTTGAAAAGAAAGTGTCATAGGCACCTGATAGTGTGCGGTATTCCCAGTTAGTGTCAAAAACCTTGCGGTCATTTGGGTCAAAGATATTAAAATCGCCACGAAGTGCTGACTTAGTTGGGTCAAAGCGTGACTGTAGGTATGCAGCAGCCTGACCTGCAGAGATTTCTCCACGCTGATTCCAAGCCTGTTGCCAATCTCCAGATGCTAGACCAACTAGCCCAGCAGATAAAGGCTCACGAGCGTATTTGCCACCAACATTGTAAGAAGTACGAGCCACTGGAAGGATAACATCGTTAAATGCTGTACTTAAAGCCTTACGAGGTAGGTATGTAGAGCCAGCAAGAGTTGTCTTAAATACATCTCCTGCTATCTGAAATGCATCACCTGTCCACGACTTATCATTAGTTGCAACAGATGCAATGTCATGTCCTAAAACAGCCAAGCCAATTTCGTTACCGAAGTTTTTTACTTGTGTTTCAGCCCAATTACCAAGGTTATTTAAAAAACTCATTAAAGAACGCTCCGCAAGTAACGAACATAGTTGCGGAAGGCGTTAGATGCGGATGGAGATTCAGCAAGAAGTGAAAGAGTAGGCAATGCAGTAATCATGCGTTGACGGTCCTCTGCTGCAAGAGTCTGGTCTTTTGCGTACATAACTTCGCTACCAGGACCAGCGCCTACATCAATACCAGTAGTTACTGGCTCATTAGGGCGCTGTGTTGGTGCATCTAATGGGACAATTTGTTGTCCAGTTGGGGCTGACACCGTGCGACCCATAGAAGGAGTTGCTGCAAATGTAGGAGAAGCAGCCATTGGCGCAGATGTTTGAAGTTCTTGCATATCTTTATTTTCGCCGTATTGTCCACCAGTCATTGCTTTTGCTGGTTGTGTACCATTGTTTCCGCTACCACCAGTTGCTGAAACAGCATAGTTATTCTGTGATGCGGTTGGGCGTTCGCCTCCACTTGGCATGTTATCTCCTTTCCATTTAAGGTCAGTATTTAAAAGTAGTGAGCAGTTTTAAAACTTACTCAGGTTTAAGACTTACTTTGAGCCTCGTGTACCTTTAGGTGCCTTTGTGAACATAGTGGTAGATGCGCCAGGCTTTGAAGCCTTAGGCATACCAGCATTTGTAGGCTGTTGTACATTTGCTTTCGCTGAACCGCCTTGATTAGCAGGCTTCTTTGCCTTACCAGGTTGGTTGTTTGGATACTTTGCTGTACTTGTATTTGCCATGGTTACCCTCCTCCCTTTTAGAACGGCACTCTGCGTGCGACTGTTGCTTGTAAGTTTGCATCTCCTCGGTTGTTTAAACCTGCGAGAAGCGATTGAACATCTGGGCGACCACCTGGCATAATTTGTCCAGGAGCAACGCCTTGCATACGACCAGTTTCGCTCATGCCCATTGGAAGTTGCCCGCCACCTACTGCGCTCTCACTTGGCATGCCCATAGATTCGGGACTTACTGTGCCAGGGGCAGCAGCAGGTGCGGGATTCTCAGGTTGGAACGCCTCTTGGATTGCTATTTCAATAGCAGTTCCCTTTTGGCGAGCACTAATTACATACGAAAGTTTGCGTAGGATGTCGGATGGGTCTTGTCCTTGACTTGCAAGGGCTGGAATTGCTTGTGCGTATGAGGCAATAGCCTGTTTCATAGCATCACGCAGTTCTTCTGTTTCAACCTTTTCTTCTTCTTGGGTTGCATTGAAAGAGAAAGGCATTTGACGGCGTAGGAAATCACGAGAAATTAACTTGTCACCTCGTGCTTGTAGTCCAAATACCAATGCACGG